CTCGCCCGTCACTTCGTTGTGGACGATCAGTTCCTCAATGTCAAAGGCGTCGCTCTTTGCCGCCGAGTCGATGGTGGCGAATACGGCGGCGGGGAGCTTCAAATGCGGATAGTCGGCAGCGATTGACTTCTTGATGATCGCCTTGACCATTTCTTCGAGCATGATGCGCCCCTCCTTTCGTTGTTTAGAAGTAGATGTAGGTGCGGATGAAGCCGGAGTCGTTTGTGGTCGACACCACTTTTTGAACCTCGACCTCGCCGCTCACCTGTGGATGGATGACGTTGATCTTGTGGGAGTGCTTCACAAATGGGGCGGAGACCGTTTCAAGCTCCCATACGCCTCCGGCCCGGTTCAGACTGAGAATATTGACGCCGTGCTCGAAGGTGTAGACCTTCTCCTGCTCCGGCTTCTCATCCCAGTAAAAGACCCCGCCAGAGAAGAAGAACGGAACCTTTAGGCCCCACGCCGCGTTGACGGTGTTGATCGCCTGGACGGCGTTCTGCTGCCGGATGGGGAGCATCTTTCGCCGTGGGTATGTCTTGGACGAGAGCTTCATCTTGGAGAGCCCCGCTTTCGCCAGGAAGAAGGCGAGCATCTCCTGCGGGGTGGTATCAAGAAACGTGTCGTTGATGATGGTCTCTTCGAGCACCAGCATCTCATCCTTGAGATTGACTTCGTTCGCAAAGGCCCCGCCGTCGTATGGTTTGGCGACGTAGCCCGTGAAAACGTCGTCAAGGGCTCCGTCATATCCGAGCTGTATCGCTGCGGGGTCTTTCTTGTTCAGTGTGATCTCCGGGCGAAACTGCCCCGTGAAGCGTATCTTCGCCCAGTCAAAGTAGGACGACTTCGCGGAGTAGACCTCGATCTCGATGCCCTCGTTGAAGGTATAGGGGCCCGCCCGGGCCGCGATTTGTGGGTAGTATAACTCGGTTGTTTCCATAGTCGCCTCCTCAATATGGCATTTGTGCGACTCGGTTCATCGCTGCCGCTGTCTCGGCGTCATCAACTGCCGGAGACTTTCCACGGCTCGTTGACAAGTAGGTCTCATACTCTTCTGTGAGGCTGCTGCTTGCGGCGGAGCTTCCGCTCCCAGAATTGCCGGAGCTCTTGGAGCTGCTGCTCGCCGTGGTCGCGGTGATGGTCTGAGGGATATACTCCCAGAGCTCAAGGGAGGCGGTAAGCTGTCCGCTCTTGCTCTCGCCCTTGTGGGTGAGCTTCTTGAAGATGACCTTCTCGATGCCGTGGGCTGCTGTGTCCTCGCTGACAATGGGGATAGGCTGCGGAACGCTCTGCCCGGGCTTTCGGAAGATTGAGCGGAGGGTGGCGTACCTCTGGTACTTCGTGGCTGACTGGGTGTCGTCAATGATGAGCTCGATGTTCACCTTTGCATCCTCGTAGCCAGTCGCCTGTTTCGGCTTGGTCGCGCTGCCCTCCACTTCCTGCTCGTCCACCTTCGCCGACTCCGTGACCTCGATGCTTTTGACGAGGCCAGGGAGGACGACCCCGTTGAGCTTGATGGTTTGGTCTTCGACGTATATCATGGTCGTCCTCCCTCCTTTATGCCGGTGTAGGAACGGCGTCCGAGTCTCCGCTCGGGTCTTCGTCGCCGTTTCCGTTGGTGAAGTCCTCGACTTCCTTGAGAAGTGCGAGTAGTGTCTGCAAGTCCTTGATCTTCTTGAGATCGACTTGCATGAGAAGTTTCTGGATGACGACGGTCTTGCCTCCGCTGGAGCTTCGAGCTCCACTCTCGTCGGTTCCGTCTCCTTGGTCGCCGCCACCCGTGAGGTTCACCTTCTTGGTGGGCTCCCTTTCGAGGGTTGCCTTGGTCTGCTCCAGGCCCTTCTCCATCGCCTCTGCGGGCGCGTTCTGCGCCATCGTGAGGCCGTGTGCGTATGTGGTCATGGTTCGCTGTCCTGACAGTGTCAGGGTGGACAGAGGCCCTTCCTTCGCGTCAGAGAACGGGAGCAGGTTTCGGATGCGCTGCAATCCTCCCTTGACCGCTTCGACTGCTGTGGAGAACGCCGACTTGATGCCATTCGCGAACGTGGTGACAATGCGCTGCCCAGACTGGAAGAACCACGTCACCGCGCCGGAGACTGCGTTCTTGATG